CTGAAATCAATCTAATCGTTGCCGCAGATATTTCTCGATGTTGCCGCTGCACGAAACTCCATGTGAGGAGCAATATCATTGTCAAATATCTGAGCCATTTGTTTCCACAATTGCTCTCGTTCCCATCGGTACATACCGGCCGAAATTGAATCAATAACATCATTTTGATGATTTTTATATTCAGGATCTTTAACTATACCATAGTCATGACGCCAAGTATAACACATACCGGTGATGATTTCGTCTCTTGATTTCATAACTTATTCTTGGTTAATGTATTTAGACAATTCCGGTGGACGCCAGCCTGTGGGTTTTAATACCTTGCCGTCTTCGCGTTTACGAACACGGCCGGTTAAGGAATCAATTTTGGCAAAGTTTGTGCTCATGACTTCTTTCCAAGCACCTTCGCCATCTGCTCCTAAACTTTGAACAGCACCTACTGTGACAACAAGAATATCTATCAAGGCATCTAACTGTTCAACCCGATCGTTGTTGTCGACTGCGGTCTGTAGTTCCTCGACTTCTTCCTGTATCAATTTAAGATACAAGTCAAACTGATCCTGATTGCAATTGCCCACAGTTTGTCCGCAGGCATTCATAAATTTTGCTTGATCTCTAAACACGTTGCTCATTGGCTTGTTCCTCAGTGTGAAATGGACCGCGATACGAATATCGCTGTAAGGTAATTAATTTTGGGCATAATTCTGTTGTCCAATGTCGACCCTGCTTGACACAATACCATCCGGCAGCATACCATGATTTGGATTTGGGTTCGCGTGTCCACAGTGGTACTTGATGCTTGACATCGTATATGGCATTATAAGCCAATCCGGAAGTGGGAAATCCGTGTACAGAATTTGGATTAACAACTGCTCTGCTGCGAACTATAGGTTCAAATGCAATTTGAATTTTTTGTTTGATAACATTGATGTTCTTGTAACGCTGAGTGTTATCACCAATTTTTACACTGAACCCATCGGCGCTGGCTTCTATGTTGCCGACCTTGCGATCATTTTGTTTTAGGATCCAAAATTGATTAGGAATTACTGGTTTCGCTACAATCATCTAGCACTCCTTTGTATGTTTCATTCAACCAGCGAGCATACTGCTCGGCTGATTCACTGGCCTTGACCAGTTCGTATTTGCCACAAAACTTCATGAATCTAATGCCCACTTGTCCAATATCTTTATGACTGATCATGCTGCGAATGCTGCCATCGACTGCTTGTTTGATCTCGGGAGGTTGAGCACGTAAGTCGATCAACATGCGATTACGCTCGTAGTCATCCAACACACGATGTTCTACACCGTCGGGGTCACTCCAACGCTGTAACATAAGATTGTTCCAGGCATAGCCCTGCCGGGCACGATCTTCAAATGCTTCTGTGAGTCCCACTTTATTCTTAGTACCTTTGACACGCACACCGGGATATGCTGAAAACACATTGTCGCTGGAATCGCCACGCATGCACTTTTCAAACAACAGCCACTCAGGATTGGGAATAGTTTTAGGTAGTTTGGTTTTCTTGTCTATGACTGGTCGACCTTTGGCATCAAATATCCCACGCACAGTCAGTAATTCGTCAGTGATGCCGTTGTATTGATCCACATTCTCGGCCAAGAGTTGGACGAAGTCGGTGTCGCTTGAAATAATTACATGATGGTCTTGGGGGTGTAATGCTATCCAACGAGCAATGATGTCGTCGGCTTCTGCGTTTTCATTTCTGACAACTGAGCAGTTGGTACTGTCAGCCAAGTATTTAGTCAAGTGATCGAACGTTTCCCAGAACAGCTTGTCCTCAGCTTGTTCTTTTTCTGTTTGTGCTGCTCTAGCATCGCTACGATTTCGCTTGTAAGGTGCATACACATCCTTGCGCCAACTACGACCTTCTAGCGCAAACACCACGTGATCAGCACCGAACTTTGTGACCACTTTGTTTACTGCACTAAGAGTTATGTGTAGAGCGTAGCCCACTTTCTCCCATTCATCACTGGCTCTAAAAGCCACATGGCGGGCACGAAAGAACAGATTAGCTGTATCTATAAGAACGTATTTCATTGGGACCTAAATAAGTTTGTGTTTGACAATGTATTGTAACATAAAACTGGCCCAAGCACTATGGGCTTCCTTACCGAAATGCCAAGAATCTGGTGACACTGTTTCAAAACCGTTGTTCAAAAGCCACTGACTGTAGGTCATTTTGGCATTGTAAGGTTCCATGTAACTGGATCCCCAATTGTGTCTTTGATCCAGGGGTATTTCTTCCAAGGCAGTATTACCATTGAAAAATACATGCGGTATTTGTTGTTGCTGTAGCTCTTGGTGGAAATCCCAAATCATTTTATGGGCTTTGACACAAACATCATACCAGTCGATGTCAGCAATGTATTTTTTGTAGGTCTGTTGATGGCCCTCGGGAATATGATCAGCACCGCTGGCGTTGACCTGGTAGTATACACCATCGACTAGCCATTCTTGTCTTTCCCAAGTGCTCCACTGAATGATCAACAGGCTGTTTTCAGCTGCTCTAGGGCGTTGACTGAGCCAATGCCGTGTGGTACGAATGATACGTTGATTACTGGCAGCAGATTCTGCGTCGCATTGAAATCCAAACTTGGCAATGTCTGCCATCTTTTTGCCCCAACTCACTGCCAGATTAGCAGGATGAGGCAGACGACCCAGATAGTTCAAGAAAGGATCATCTTCGGCAAAGGCATGTGGGTTTACTGCTTCTGCTCCGGCTGTATGGCTATCGCCATTGACATATAATATCATCGTTGCTTTGATTCCTTGGATGTTTCAGCCAACGCCACACGTTTTCTTAAGCTGCTGGAACTAAAAGAATGATCTCGTCCGTTAAACACTAACTCAATGTTACGACGTTCGCAAATTGCTCGCCCGGTAAATTCTTTTTCCATGTACTCGACGCCTAGTATTCGAACATCTATTGGTAATGTTAATAAAATGTCTTCGAGGTCTTTTTCAGTGTTGTAGATAACAACTTCGTCAACGTACCTTACTGCTGCCAACTGTATTTGCCGTTCCACAATGGTTTGCACTGGTTCATTCTTTTCAGGACGATCCCACTGAGCATTGTTTTGAAGACCAGCAATGAGATAATCGCAATGATTTTTTGCTTCACTCAGCATGGCAATGTGCCCGGCATGCAACATATCGAATTGACTGAATGTAATGCCAATTTTTAGGCCTTGCAGTTTAAGTTCTTTAATTTTATTAAATATCATTTTATTTTTAGTCTCAATGGGATCACGAAACTTCTGTGCGTCCGTTACCCAAGTCTCTACTGCGTGTAAAACGTGTGGGATTCATTGCTTGCTCTTGTTCCCATGTTTCCATAACAACATGTCTGCAAACATTCTGGAACCATTGATCCACAATGTCAGAATCAGTTTTGCCCACGTAACCAGCACGTATTAAATTGGCCACAAACTTGTCATTCCAATCCAGTTCGAACGCACCCGAATGTATGTTTTCGGGATCCACATCCATGCTAAGGATAGCCACATAAGGATCACCACGTTCGGTAGCCAACTCTTTTTCAGACTTGGGGGTTTTCTTCTTGGTAACCTTTTTCTCTTCGGGAACTGGTTCAGGTGGTGCTGCGCTCTTAAACATATTTTTTAGTTTGTCAAACATATTATTCCTCGACTTCTATCCAAGTGTGGTCTCCCAACCACTTTACTGCCACAATATACTCATACCACACAGGCGCACCAGCTGACCAACCGCCAGGTCCCATACCACATAATATAAGTTCGTTTCGGCGTGTGTCTTTTACTAACCAGTAGATCTGGCCATGTGCTATTTGAAAATCATACTTAGCTGCATGTACCATGTCAGTCAAATCTAATCTGCGTTTGATTTCGTCAGCTTGTCGTTGTAATACTGACACCAGTTCCATAATCCTGTTGTACTCTTGTTCGGCATGCATACGTGCCACATTTAGCATGATGTCTTTTTGTCTAGTGACAGGAACTAGATCAAATGCCGGACCACCTGCTTCAGTGGGATAAGGTGTAACATTCCGGTTAAAAAATGGCACCACAACATTGCCAACATCGACGTCAAAGCTGTTGCGTCCTTTGGCAGAGTTGGTCATACTTTTCCTTTGAGTCGTGCTATCAAGTATTCTTCTTTGGTAGCCCAACGATATTCGTATTCGGGCATGTTAGGTCCCGTATACACTGCTGTACCGCGGTAAGCTAGTTTGAACCATATCCATTTTTTACTGAATTCGCATCGTTTTGGCCGCCAAGCAAATTTCAAATCCCATCTAGCAAGATTCCAAAAAGCCTGGTCGATGCGATGCCAAATAGGGTCCATTGGCATAATCAAGCCAAGCTTGCATACAAGTGTTGTTGTAGATTCAAACGCAGGCCATTCTCTACACAGTATTGTCCTGTGTATTCATGATTGCGTTGATTGGCTTCTAAGTTTAACAGGCCGGGTTCCCAGAAACTGATAACCTCATCTACAGTACTACGCTCAGCCATTGTGATAGTGCCTTTCTCAGACCGTAACAGTTTGATCTTCTGCGGTAAACTGTTGTACACATTCATTGGGCTACAGTAGATCTGCTTGCCTGTGCGATCACGCCAGGCCAATGCCCAGTCAGGAACGCTACTGTAGGGGCTTTCAGGATCAGCACTCACAACAAACTTCAAGCAGTCTGCACGATCTAGGATAGTCTTACTGGGTGCAAAGTACTTGATGGCACGACCATTCTTTTCCACACACTTGGGACTACATACTAGCGTGACACCTGGGGGTACTACCGTATCCGGAATGCCGTTGCTTTCAACTTGCACTTCCTTAAAGTTGTGCAACTGTTGCGCCATAAACTCCGAAATGTTTTCCTGGATCAAGGGCTCCCCACCTGTCATAACCAACACAATGTTGGGAAACTTTTTGCCCGGCAAGTTGGGTACGTGTGCCCACGCAGGAACATCCTTACCTTTGTCGGTCCAGAATGCTTGGATAGTTTGTTCCATCTTAGTTTCAATTTGGTCGTAAGTCATCCAGTCACCGTCGTCAAAGAATGTATCGCAGAAGCTGCAATCCAAATTACATTTGGCCAAACGTATGAACAAAGCTGGCATACCTGAATATGGTCCCTCACCTTGTAGCGTAAAGAACATACTTGTTACAAACAAGCTGTCAACAGGAGCATCTGCAAAATACTTCTTGCCTACGATTTCATTGGTACCAAACATTTAAAATCCTCACATTTCATTTAGTGTAACACAGTTATTTAGATCAGTCAACATGTTGCTGTTCAGGATTCCAACGACGCCACCATTCTTCCCAAGGAAAAACAATCCATTGTGGATCATTGAACTTGTTGATTACTTCAGCGGAATAGTCAACATCGGTGACGCATTCACTGCTTTCGTTGTCGTACAAGGTGGCAATACGAACATTATTGCCCCACAATGAATTCCATCGTTCGTCGTCAGGTAAGCAACCGGAGGTCCAATCTCGTCTGATCCAGTTAAGTGTGGCACCGCTGTCGTTTATGTCGTCTACGATCAGAATGTTTTTACCGTTAAATGCATCTTCGGCCATCCATAAGTTACTTTCGCATTCGTTTTCGTTGCCATCTCGTAGTCGTACTTGTAAAGTTTCCATTGGGCAATCCAAGTACTGACTGATCAAATTGGCAGGAACAAGTCCGCCTCTTGTGATGCCAACCACGTAGTCTGGGGTCCAACGATCCAGCCACATTTGACGTACTAGTTCTTGTACTTGCCGTTGTACGTCATTCCAGCTTACATATACTTTTTTCATTTATGTTCCGTATAATAACAATGAGTGTTCTAGGTTGTCCAACGCAAGATTGTATTTAGACAAACGGTCTCCGTTGCCGGTATAGTTTAAAATGTTGACAGATCCTACCTGCAGATATTCTGTATTAAATTTGTGCAGCTTTGAGTATAACACAAGTATATCGCTTAGTCTATGTTTTTGGTCATACACTACATTTAGATCTCGATCTGTAATGATTCCGTTGATTACAGCTTCGATCACACGCACAAAGTCTCTGGCACTGACCATATCAAAATAACGATCTTGATCTAACACAAACGGTACGTGATTGCCAACTGCTGCCCTAAATCTTTTTAACAAACGATTTTCAGATTCTGATGGATCAAAACAACCAAACAGTCTCAGTGTTGTGGTTTTTGGAAAATCAACACTGAATCTAGCTATGACATTTTTGCTTTGTCCGTAGCTGTATTGCGGTCTACGATTCCGAATTTCCCACTCGTCCACTTGGTCAATATCTTGATCTATATCAAACTCAGCACCAGATCCAATATTGATTAACTTACTGTACCACTGGTCGTTATGGCCAGGTTATAAAAACTTTCTAGATTGTTGGCATAGATAGCGTGTTCGTAAGATCTCAGTTGTTCTCTACCAGCCGCAGCACAATTTATAACAACATCGTAACGATTACGCTTTAGCACGTTAGTGACAGCGGCCAGGTCAGTTAGATCAAGCTGGCGCCGAGTTGCAGCATGAACTTGATGTCCAGGTAAATGATCGCTGATGTAGCTGCCAAGAAATCCGGCAGCACCAGTTACAAGTATTTTCATTTTCCGAAGTCAGGAAACTCAACCACAATAGTACTGCGTCCGTCTGTGCGATTGTAGGCTTTTTCGTAGGCCAGTCTAATGCTTTCTACAGTGTCAGCTTCAATCACATCCACTGTTTGGCACATGAGTCTAAAGGCCGCTGCAAAGTTGCCGCGATGCTGTGCCTGTGGATCTACTGGACGTTCGGAACCCACTGCTACTCTAATGATCACTTTTGGACAACAACGGCCAGCACTTAGACTGCCAAGTTTGTCCAGATGATTCACAATCTGATCTGTGGCGCACAGCAAGAAGTTCCAACGTGGTACCACAGACACTGGCACAAATCCGTTCATGGCCAAGCCAATACTGACACCGAGTTGGAAATTTTCTGCCACTGGAAATTCCATCTTCTTTTCGGATGCAATCGCAGTTAGACTTTCGTAGCAGCCAGTGCCCGCATACTCTACTGCTTGTCCAAGGAATATGGTATTTGGCTGCTGACTAAGCCAGGTCATGGTACGTTTTAATTCTTGATTGTACAGTTGATTTGGAGTCATTAGAATTGCACCCTTACACCGGCACCGGCATGTGGATAACGAGTGTTTTGATAGCGATAGTAAATTAAGTTAGTGTCTTGATACCAATCGGCATCCTTGGCATAATAAGGCACAGTGCGACCCCATATCTTTTCAGTAGGAGTTTCTACACTGACGCCATTGTCTTCAACCACAAATGTGATTGGTAACTGATGATTCACGCTGTATTTGTAAGCTTCGTGCCAAGCACCTGTTTCGGCACTCATGTCACCAGTCCAACACCATACATGTTCACCAGTGTTGCGTAGTTTTGCTGCCAAGGCTAAACCAGTGGCAATGCTGGGAATACCACCCACTATGCTGGAACACACAAACTTGTATTCCGGCAAGTTTAGAACCATACTGCGTCCAGCTATAATCTCACTGCGCAATAAATCCTTGGGCACACCTTTCAGTAGAGCCTGGTAATGATTACGCCAAGTACAGCAGACCCAATCATTCTTGACGTCAATGGCGTTGAACACCTGCATGATCTGATCTTCATTGCCGTGATACAAGTGAATAGGCGCACGTATTTCGCGATTGTTAAAACGTTCGCCTATTTCGGTTTCAAAGTCTATGAGTTCTTCGCGTGTGATCATACAAACAGGCTCATGAATCCATCCACTTTCTCACCAATGTACGCAATCTGTTCAGGAGTAATCACTGGACTTGTGCCGTGAAAGTAAGTGTATGTCATGGCATGTGTGGCCATTGGGAAATCATCCTTGGCTCGCTGTGGGTCCATCAAGTGACTATAAGCCGGTTGCAACATGATGTTGCCGGCAAAGTAAGGACGAGTCTGTATCAAGTTTTCTTCCAGATAGTCCACAATGTCATTGCGCTTGAATGGAGCACCGGCTCTGATAGTGATGGGGAAAGCAAACCAGCTGGGATCACTCTTGTCCTGAGCACGTGGCAAGTGGAAAAATTCTTCGTATTTTTCGTAGATGGCAAACAACAGGCCATAGTTTCTGCGACGCAGAGCATGTATTTCATCCAACTTGTCTAACTGTTGTAGACCCATGGCTGCTTGTAGTTCAATGGGTTTGAGATTGTAGCCTATTTCGTCGTACACATACTTGTGATCAAATATTTCATCTGGTAAAGTGGGAATCCAGTTGTTGAATCTCTTGCCACAGGAACCACATTTCAGCTTGTTGGCTTCTGGCCCAACACAGTAACAACCACGCCCCCACTCACGGAAGCTGCGTAAGATAACTTCTTGTTGATAGTCGCTGACAGCAACAAAGCCGCCTTCGCCCATGGTCATGTGATGTGCTGGATAAAAGCTACAGGAACTCATCAGCCCATAGCTGCCTAACGGTCGACCATCATAGGTACTGCCCAAAGCATCGCAGCAGTCTTCCAACAAAATCAGTTTGTACTTTTTGACCAGATCCATGACCTGATCCATGTTGGGCGGATTACCCAGTACGTGTGCAAATGTAATGATCCGGATGTAGGGATCATTGGCAACAGCACGTTCGGCCTGTTCAAGATTGATGTTTAAGGTATCTAGTTCAATATCCACAAACACCGGCTCAAAGCCAACTTGTAAGGTGGGATTCAGTGTGGTAGGAAAGCCTGCAATGGGCATCAATACTTTGGTGCCCTTGGGAAAGTTGTAGCCACGCTTGCTGGTCAACGAACTCATCATTAGCAAGTTGCTACTGGATCCAGAGTTGGTCAAGATGCCGTGTGTTTTTCCAAACAGGGCAGGAAAGCGTTTTTCAAACTCTACTCCAGCATCGCCCATGGCCAGCCATCCTTTCAAGAGACTTTCGACTCCGGCCATGTATTCTCTACTGTCGTAATACGATCCTGCGTAGTTCACAAAGTCTCGGCCTGCTACCCAAGTTTTCTTTGCTTGTTGTTGATCTATATAAGATTTAACTGCGTCTAATATTTCTTTCATATGTTGATCTCTAGTCGGTTACAAAGTTCTTTCATAATAGCAATCACTTGTTCGGTGCCTCTGCTGGCAGCAAAGTGCAAGATATGTGCTAGGTCATATGGGCAAAGATTCCAAGCCTCGGATGCTGCCACTGTGTTGGCATCCAAGCTGCGCATGTTATGGGCCATCCAGTTTAGTCCTGGATGTAGTCTGTCTGCTTCGTCAATCGCCTGTGACCAGAACATGGCATTGTGTCGATTTTGATCAAATCCCCAATTCCTATCGGCAGCAGTCTCTCGCAGTTTCAAATAGTCTTCGCCCAACTGCCAAGTTTCTGCGCTCATTGTGCTGGGATAGTACTGCACATCGTCGTTGAAGTAGTGAGCAAAGTCTTGATAGGTTCTGGGATCAGTGTAGTTAAACAAACGATATTCGGTCCAATGACCAGAAAACAAACTGGTTGGACGAATCATCAAGGTGTCAGCACCTGCCCAGAAAATGTTACAGGGTTCACGATGCCACAGTTCCTTGATGGCATACCAGTTGGCCATGTTGTAGTTGTCACAATCCAGGGCTGGTTCAGTCCATAACACAGGCTCAAATGGTTCTTGTACAAACTTACGAAAACTTGCCAGGCGCATTTGGTACATGGTCATGTAAGGTTCGTGTAAGGCCGGACCTGAATGAGTCATCCATCCATTGCTGGTAATAGGTCTAACCGCGCATACCAAATAGTTTTTCATATTATTTTGACTTGAATCTACCCAGAATGGCTCCACTGTTTTGTCTATAGCCTTGATTGTGCAGCAGACTGTAGCCATTCAAAAACAAGTAAGGAATCACCGCTGAACACTTGCCAATAAACACACCTTCGTTGGGATGGTACCAAGTGTCATCGCATACGATAATGCTGTTGTCGCTCATCATGTTCATGAGATAAATGGCCTGTAACAAGTGTGTGACTTGACTTTGTACGTTGGTCATTTCAATGCCCATCTTGTCACGATAGTTTTGTTTGACTCCGGCCACAAATGGCTCTTCTTGACCACCTAGCCAGTAGTCCCAATCAAAGTTATCCAAGTATACCAAGCTGGCTTTGAGATCCGGATTGTTGTTTGACAACTGCTGAATGTAATTCTCTCCGCGATCGCAGGACAGTGTAACATGTGCCGGCAATTTTCCATCCATGTTTAAATTTTCAGTGGCGCGGGCGATCTGATCTGGATCCATGTCAACACCGTGAAAATCAACGCCGCGCTTGCCAGCAAGATCTGCTAGCCATCGGGTCGATCCTTCACCGCGATCAACACCAACTTCGATCCAGCATCCAGAATCAATGCGGTCTAAATAATCTTCAACTTTCTTGTAATATGTACCCATTCATCACCATATAAAGTTATCTTTGTAATATTGTACTACCTTTGACAGCTCTGTGTCAAATTCTGCTGTGGCTGACCAGCCCAAACTCTTTAACTTGCTGTCATCTATACTGTATCTAACATCCTGTCCAGCTCGTTGCGAATCAATCACATAATCAAGCCAAGTGGTTTCAAAGTCTTCACCGTTGCTGAAATATTCAGCTAGAATTTTTTGTACCACAACACGGTTTGGCAATTCCATATTGCCAGAAATGTTGTATATTTCGTTTACAACACCAGCATCAATAATGGCAGCAACAGCTTTTGCTGTGTCAGTGGCGTGTAACCAAGTGCGACGGGGTTCTCCGCGATCATGCAAGTCAATGGGTCTGCCCAATTCGAGATATTTCACACTCTTGGGTATGAGTTTTTCCACATACTGGCCAATGCCATAGTTGTTGGTAGGACGAACAATCACATAAGGTATGCCGTGTGTGCGAGCCCAAGCATTGATCAGCATGTCAGCAGCAGCCTTGGATGCCGAATAAGGATTGCTGGGATTCAGCTTGTGTTCCTCTGTGTGCGATCCTGATTCAATATCGCCATACACTTCGTCGGTGGAAAAGTGCAGTAATACCGGACGCTTGTAGGCCGGGATCACACGTATCAGTTCTAACACATGATGTACACCGCGAACATTGCTTTCAATAAAAACATCACTGGCCATGATTGAATTGTCCACGTGTGTTTCTGCTGCGGTATTGATAAAGTAATCGCAGTCACGCAAGGGACCTAGATCATTGATATCGCATTGTAAAAATGTAAAGTTTGGGTACTGATCAAACTTGGCCAACCAAGATTGATTGCTGGCATAGGTCATTTTGTCCACACCAATCACATACCATCCACGGTCCAGCAACAGTTCAGTAATGTGTATGCCTATGAACCCCAAGCATCCAGTTACATAAACAACTTTCTTCACGGCTTTCTCGCTTTGACCAACAAGTGCCAGCCCAAGTACTCCTTGACAGCATCGCGCATGACAGGTTGCATGGCTTCAAACCAAGGCTCTAACTCAAACTGACCTTGTTTGTATTTGGGTATGTTGTACATGAAACAATGATCCTGTCTGATACGCTCAATCTTAAACAGACCTTGAACCAAGTCTGTGATCTCTTCGCGAGTGTATGCGTCAGCATAAGGACAACCGGCCTGAGCTTCAAACTGGTCTAGGCCTTTTTGTATCATGGCATACTTCCAGGAGTTACGTGCATATACCATGAATCTCAGTTCACTGCCCGAGGACATGACTGTGCTGATATTTTCCAAATGATCACGCATACCTGGAAAGTGATGTAGTACACCGTAACTGTACACTAGGTCAAACTGACCTAAACCCTGCAAGGCTTTGGCATCTGTCACATCGCAATGCACAAAGTCGCCCGGTAAGTCCAAGGTTTGAAAACGCTGTCGGCAAATGGCCAGGCTGTCTTGCGAAAGATCAATGCCCACATACTCGGCACCGTGTCTGGCAAACTGTTCTGCATCTGTTCCGATGCCGCAACCAATCTCCAACACACGAGCACCGCGCCACAAGTGAAAGCCGGCAAAGTCCAAGATATGTGGCTCTGCGCGATAGCGTTTGGCTGTAACTGCTTCAAAGTATTCCGCAGTACCTACAGGATGATCGCTGTGACCTATATTACAAGGCTGACGATTCCAGTACTCAACAATTCGTTCTCTGATGTCTTGTGTCATTTATATTGCATTAGTTGGTGATTTGGATCAAACTCTGGGCCACACATCTTTTCCCAGGGTGGTTGCTTTCCTTCTACTACATTTTGAAACCATTCGGTGCTTTGCCCAATGCTTTCAAGATGTGCGTTGATCGTTACAGCATCTTGGAAACGTCGCTTGCGCCACTCTACATGATTAAAATCGCGAGGATGATTTGGATTGCCTTCCAGCATAGGGCGATTCTTAAAAGTTTCGTCGTGATTGTTACCGGTAAGGTCGTGCCTGTCATGAACTACCTTGATTGGTACAGTGACCATAATGTCTAGCATGTAACTTATCTGACTTATCCAAGCATCCGAAATTTGATGACTACTCAAATAACCAAATAGTTCGTGCCATTTCTTAGGCACTATGGGAAAGATAGCATAAGGATGCAAGTTGTGAGTAGGCATACGCAAACAACAAAACTTACCGGTATGCTTCGCAATCTCTGTGTCCCAGTCAGCACTTTCCATAAAGGCATCGTCGTTCCAGAACATTAACCAATCGCCAGCTGCCACTTCCGCCAGAGCATTGACATATTCATTTAATCGAATATAACCCATAGGCTCAAATGCCAAACAAGTATAACTGGCTCCAGCGCGATCGATTGCAGGTGCAATATGCTCCACAAAATAATCGGATGATGCAGAATCATCTGTGTCAAATCCCACTAGAATTTGTAGTTCTTGTGGTTTGTGAGCCAAGTCAACCAGGCTCATGATACTGCGCTTTAAGGCCTCGGTGCGTCCTCTAG